TAGCCGGCAAGCTATCCGATCACGGCGGCACAATTTGCTCCGACGACGTCGAGAAGTACGATGCCTCATATCAATACGATATGGCCAAGTTGTCCCGACAAATACGACAAAGCGTTTACAGGAACGCGAACATGAGCAAATTTATGGTCCGAGAACCGTTGAAAGGTGTACTTGGCACCTATGCTTACGAACGCACGGCTTGCAAAATAACGGGTTCCCTAACAACTTCCTCTGATAATTCACTCATAAATTTGCTGATGCACTTATTTGCTTACTGCAAAGCTAGAAATGTGGATTTTCTAACGGCTACCAGAGAGATAGTTATGTTCGTGCAAGGAGATGACAATATAGCGTCCATTAAAGGAGAACCAATAGATTGGAAACCCTTCCTTCTTTCGCTTGGCTTCGTTTCGGAGGCCTTCTATCCTGTTCACTCGCCGGATCTTACATTCTGCAGCAAAATCTACTGTGCTGAAGAGAAAATGATGATACCCTTGGTGGGTTCTGTGGTTTCCAAATTCTTCAACTTCGACAACCCACCGGGTGGTCAGAATGCAGCGGCCACGATGCGCGGCGTTTGTCTGGGAATTCTCAGTGAACCGCGTGATCTGATAATCGATGCGTTGGCAACGCAAGCCCTGAACCTGCTCGGAGAAGGCCCGATCATCGAGAAGAATAGAGCCAAATGGCAAATGAAACCGGAAAACTTGATACTGCCCATCGAGAGTTCGGTTTACTCCGACCGCTACCATATGTCCACACAATCAATACAAACAATTATCGAACATATACGGCATATGGACTTCGGCGACAGCCACCATCCTTTGATGGAAGTCATTCTGGACAGGGATACCAACGGGAATTCCGTCTATTTCCCCTCTGGCCCCGATATCATCATACCACCACCACCAACTTGCTGGTCCATCAGCGGCAAGAAACAAAATAAGCTGATATATACCACGGAAGGCAATGACCGTGGTAGACCCCATAGCGTTGACAACGCTCCCAAAATGTTAAAACTGCTAGTGACCCTAGCTGTGCTGTTTTCTGCTCTTGTTGAGTGCCGGCCCTCACTAATCTTACCACCAGACGACGCTTCTTTGTGCGGGATTACGAAGATGGAACACCACCATCGTAGTAACGCAACGCCCCTAAAAGCAGCCTCTAACGTGACGCCAGACTTGAGAAACTACTGTCATCGAAGTCATAATGGACCAGTCAGCAC